CGCCGGGGTCGGGTTAGGCATGATGTGCTCCTGTTGAGGTTTGCCGGCGGCAGCCGGCGCGGGTGAAACGGGTTTTTCGATGCCCAGGCGCGCCGCCACGTCGGCCGGCGGCGCAAAACGCTGCAAGCCGGCATAACGGGCGCTGGCCGCAATCGGCAGCGCTGCGGTGGTGGCATCGATGAATTTGTCGGCCAGCGCCTGTTCGGCGGTGTACCAGTGGTCGGCGCCGTCGGTGAGCAGCGCCAGCATTTCGTCGAACGGGCGGCCGGTTTTGGCGGCGTAGCTGGTGGCCATGGCCTGCGCCCACACGTCGAGCATGTCTGCCGTGCGGCGCAGGTCGGTACTGTTGCCGTCGGCGTAAGTCCAGGGGGCATGAATCATCAGCGTGGCGTTTTCCGCCATCTCGACCGTATCGCCGGCCATGGCGATCAGGCTGGCAATGCTGGCGGCAATGCCGTCGATGCAGGTGGTGACGTGCGCCGGATGGCGCTTGATGGCGTTGTAAATCGCGATGCCGTCGGAGACGGAGCCGCCGTAGCTGTTGATGCGCAGGGTGATGGTGTCGACATCCAGCGCCGCGATCTCGCGTACAAAATTCGATGCGGCAACCGATTCACCCCACCACGATTCGCCGATGTCGCTGTAAATCAGCAATTCGGCGCTGCGGTTGGCGCTGGCTCGGATGATGTAGGGCGACGGGGCTGGCATGCGCGGCTCTCCTGATTGATGGCGATCAGTTTGGCCGGACAGGTGTCTAGTTGTTTAGGGACAGGGCTAGACTATTTGCGGTAAATAAAAACCCGCCTGGGGGCGGGCTGTGGTTAGCCCACCAAGTTTATTCAGCATCTTGCTCTCCATTTGCCGGCACCGGGCCGGCGGCTTGTTTGTCGGTGGCTGCGTCGCTGCTGAGCGTCAGCCCTTTTTGCTTGACCTTTTCCCGCCATGCGGCGATCTGTTCCAGCACGTCGCGCGGGTTGCCGCCACGGCGGCGGATGATTTCGACTTCGCTGGCGAAGCCGGCCTGGGTCAGCTCCAGATTGGCCTTGGCCTCTTTCAGCGGGTCGATCCACGGCATGCTTTGGCCGATGTACAGGGCATCGTCGGCGCTGCCAGCGGCGACATCGGCGGGGATCGGCACCACGCCGGACAGGTGGGCGATGGCGACGAATTGTTCCCAAACCGGTTGCACGGCCATGCCGACGAATTCATCGGTGAGCACGGCGTAATGCACCCATTGCTCGACCAGCTCTTGCCGCTGGGCGCTGTAGGTGCCGTTGTAGTCGCGGCTGATGCTGCTGTAGCTGGCGCCGATGCCGGCGGCGGCGGCGCGCAGCTGCCCTTGGCGGAAAATCGCCACGTTCGGGTTCGGGCGCTTGGTGTCGATCAGGCCGATTTCTTCGCCGACGCCGAGTCCATCGATGATCATGCCGGGCTGGATGCGGATGTCGCGCGGGATCGGGTTGCCTTCGTCGTCCAGCTGGGCGGTGTAGTCTTCCGGGCTGCCGCGTTTGACGTAGGCGGTGAGCGCGGCGGCGATCTTGGCTGCGATGCGCTCGCTCTCTTCGTAGTCCTTGATGTCGTCCAGCCGGGTGAGGATGCTGGCGAATTCGGATACGCCGCGCAGTTGGCCGATTCGGTCGATGGCGGCTATGTGCAGCATGCGATCCGCGCTGACACGGCGCAGGTTGGCAGATAGCGACACCAGCCCGGCGTCGAGCGGGTTTTGCTTGTAGACCCAGTAGCCCACCGGTCGGCCCCAGCCGTTGCGCTCGATACCCTGGCGGATTTTGTCGCCGTCGTCGTAATCCAGCGGCACCATGTCGGCCTCGAACAGCTCAAGCGAGAAAGGCACGCGGGTGCCGTGGTCGAGCTTTGGCACCGGGCCGATCAGCTGCTGGGCGAAGCATTCGCCATCGCGCAGCCAGGCGCGGGCCAGCAGGCGTTGGGTCTTGGCCCAGGTGTGGCGGTGGGTGACTTCGGGGGTTTTACACCAGTCGCGCCATGCTTCGCGCAGGGCCTTGGCGTAGTCTTCGTGGATGGTGCCGTCGGCGCGGCGCGGCTGGGGCTCGATGCCGATGCCGTTGGGGCCGATGATGTTGTTGACCAGGGTGCGCAGCGCGCCACGGGCGAGGTCGTGATTGCGTTCCAGAAACCGCGCCTGGGCACGCAGCGGGCCGGCGCCGGCCTGCACCAGTTGATCGGGCGAATGGCTGTCGCGGCGGGTTTTGCGCTGCTTGCCGGGTTTGGCTGCTTCGTAATGCGCCAAAGCGCTGCGCATCTGTGCGCGGCGCACGCCGGCATGCGGGTCGAAATAGGCAACGATGCGATCGACGATGTTCATGCGTCAGTCCATCCGCGCGACACTGAAACCGATGCCGCCGATGCGCGGGGCGTTGGCGCCGGCGGTTTCGCTGGCGACCTTACGCTCCCATTCCTGCCGGCCGGCGCGGATTTCGGACAGGTCTTCCATACCGAGCAGGCGCTCGCCGAATTTAACGGTTTTGCCATCCAGCACCGCCTGTTCGGCGGCGAGGTATTTGTCGAGCATATCGGTGGCGGTGGACATGGTAGGCAGACTCCGAGGGTTTGTCGGAGTGTGCCGGGGGAAGTGTCTAGCTGTTCAGGGGGCGGGCTAGACTATTTTGACTCGCCGACAATCTGATACAGCCGCGCCTTGCTTATCCCCCACTTCTCGCACAATTGCTTGCGGTTGCGCCCGTTGAATTCGGCGCGGATGGCGGCGTTGCGCTCGGTGAGCTGGCGGGGCTTGCGGTTGCCGGTTGGCACGTACAGCACATCGCCGCCGCGACGGGCGGCCAGGCCGCTGACGATGGCTTCGGCTATCGGGGCGGCGAATTGTTCGTGGTAGCCGATGCGCTCGCGCAGGATGGCGGTGATTTCGTTGGCGAGCGCTACTTGATGGTCGACGGTTGCATGGGTTGTCATAGCCTCTCCAGCCACTCGCTGCTGGCAAAGCCGCCGGATTGCGGGCGGCGTTGCTCAACCGGGCGAGCGGGTTGAGTGGGCTCCTCTCTTTTGGTTTCGGCTGGCCGGTTTTCCGGCTCTGGTGTTGTGGGCTGGTCCGGCTCAAGCATGGCGGCGCGGCGGTCCCAGTCGGTTTTTTTCCACTTGTGCAGGTACAGCTCGGGGTGATGGCTGGCGGCCAGCGACAGCACCCAGGTATCCAGCGCTTCGTTGCGCTTGCCCTTTTTCAGCTCCCAGCGTTGCCTGCGCGGGTTGTAGGTTTCGGATACCAGTTGATCATAATACCCGTTTTCCAGCTGGTGGCTGAAATGCACTTTGCGTTCGTCGGCAGGCTTGTCGGTGTCGTCGTGCAGGCGGCCGTAGAGCAGCGCCTTGGCGGTGTCGGTGCCGACCAGGTACAGCGAGACGCCTTTTTTCAGGGTCTGGCCGCGCAGGTTGACGTCCTGCTTGCTCGGCTTGCCGAGGATGATGCGGCCCGGCGTGCTGGCGCCCTTGCAGGCGATGGCGCGCTTGATGGCGCCGCTGCGCACGAAGGCATACACCATGTGGGTGTGGTGGCCGCCGGTATCGATGGCGGTGGCTTCGATGCGCAGGGTTTTGCCACGACAGTTTTCGAAGGCTGCGCCGTTGATGTACTCCGCCAGCCGCATCCACAGCTTGTCGTCACTCGGGCTGCCGGGCAGCACGTGGTAATCAAGCACCCAGCTCCGGTCATGCCGGCCCCAGCCGGTGATCTGGATCTCCAGCCGATCATCCTGCACGTCGACCCCGGCTGTGATGACGAGGCAGCCGGGCGGTACGGTGCGCAGGTCGTAAGGCTCTGCGCGCGCCAGCAGCACGTTTGGCTTGATGTCGCGGCTGCGATCCGCCCAGGTTTCGCCCAGCGCGGTGTTGATAAACGCGATCAGCTTGGTCAGGTCGTTTTGCGCCAGTAGCCAGCGCTCGGCCAGCTCGCACCAGTTTTCGCCGATGCCGATGGGCGCGTAGAGTGCGTTGATGTGATAACTGCGCCACAGGCCATCCGGATTGTGCGGCTGCCATTTGCCGGCGGCGAGCATGGCCGGCTTCTGGTGCTCGTCGATTTCTGCGCCGCACTCGTGGCAGTTGTACCAGGCGCGGGTGACGCGGCCCTTGACCGCGTGCCAGCGTATATTGGCCCACACCAGGTGCTGCCGCTCGCCGCAGTGCGGGCATGGCACCATGTAGCGCCGCTGGTCGCCCAGCTCGAATTGCTCTTCGATGCGGCTGGCGTCTTTCACCGTGGGCGACGACACCACGAACAGCTTGCGGTCGTGGAAGGTTTTTTGCCGGACTTCCAGCAGTTCCAGTGGGTTGCCCTGTAGCGTGGTCCAGTCGTATTCGTCTACCTCGTCTGCAATCGCGTAGCGCAGGGAGGTGGATTTCAGTTCGGCGGTCGAGCCGGCGGTTTTGGCGTAAAAAATGCCGCCCACAAACCGCTTGCGGCTGGCGCTGTTGTCCCCGGCGCGGTTGCTGCGCGTGGCCAGCACATCGCGCACCGCCGGCGTGCTGGCGCCCATCGGGTCGAACTTCTGCGACATCCAGTCGTTCAGCGCCTTCTCGGTCGGCATGACGATGGCGACCGGCCCCTTGGCGTGGGCCATGATGTAGCCGATCCAGTTGCCGCCAGCCTCGGTGTTATGGGTGGCCACCATATGGCTTCCCGCCAGATACAGATGGCTTGGCGAGTCAACGCCAATGCAGCGCACCGGCACGGAATCGCACGGTATCGCCTCTACGATTCGGCGCCGC